GATACAATAGGTGTAGTTACTGAGACGATAGCAACGAATCAAGAAGGCTTCATAATGACTGTTGGAAATCTTGAGGAGATTAACACAACAGGAAGTCTGCAAGGTGAAACGTGGGCAGATGGAGATGTGCTTTACTTGTCACCAACAACGGCAGGAGCAATTACGAACGTCAAGCCAACAGGCGCAACAGGACACATTGTTGTTATAGGTTACGTAGAATACGCTCACGCTATTCACGGAAAGATTTACGTCAAGGTAATGAATGGTTGGGAGTTAGACGAATTGCACAACGTGTATATTGACACTCCTATCAACAACAATGTCTTGACATACGAAAGTTCAACAAGCCTTTGGAAAAACAAGACGGTTGCAACGGCTTTAGGTTACACACCAGTACCCGAAACGCGAACGCTCACAATCAACGGAACAACGCAAGACTTATCAGCGAATAGAACATTCACTATCGCGACAGGCTTAACGGTAGGCACTACACCAATAACAAGCGGAACGGTAGGCAGAGTGTTGTTCGAAGGGACAGGAAATGTATTGCAGGAAAGTGCTAACTTGTTTTGGGACAATACGAATAGTAGGTTGGGTATTGGTACGGCTTCGCCTGCTTATGCTTTAGATGTTGCAACAGATATTCGATCATTAAGATTATACACCAATATAATTAGAGATAGTAACAATAATGCTTATGTAAACAATACAGTTACTAATGCAGCTACAACAGATATTTCTATTGGAAACGCAACGGCAGCAAGTATTACTTTAACTTCAAAGGCGGCAGGTAAATTTGTTTTTACAACAGGCAACGTCTTAATAGGCACAACAACAGACGCTGGCTTCAAGTTAGATGTGAATGGAACGGCGAGGTTAAATGGCTTAACTGCAATTAACGGAGCAGGAGTAGCAAATACTGCTTTGGCTGTTTACGGAAACGGAAACGGGGGTGGTAACTACTTATTCAGAATGTACGATGCAAGTGCTGTCGAAAGATTCTTTTTGACGGCAAGCGGTAACTTTAGAATGTCAAGTGCTACCGATACAGGAACAAGCGGAGATGATGAAAAATTCAGACTTGCCTTAGCTTTTGCACCAACAAGCGGAACAAGAGCGCATGTTGGTTTATACGTCACTCAAACAATAAACCAAACAGGCGGTGCAAACGGAATTACACGAGGACTTTACATCAATCCAACGCTAACAGCTGCAGCAGATTTTAGAGCGATTGAAACAACTGCGGGTAACGTACTCTTCGGAGCATCGGGAACAGGGTTTTATTGGGACAATACTAATAGTAGGTTGGGTATTGGAACGGCTGCTCCTTCACGCTCTTTAGATATTCGCGGAACAGCAAGAATTGAAAACGGTGGTAGTTCTGAATTTGATATCATTGGACAAACAAACAATTTTAGAATTGGTGTTAGTAGTTCACAAGCATTGTTTGGAACGCTGAATGCTTTTGCTTTAGCATTCTTTACCAACGCTTCAGAGAGAGCAAGAATATTTGCAACAACAGGAAACTTCGCCATCGGCACAACAACAGACGCAGGGTTTAAGCTCGATGTGAATGGAACGGCGAGGGTTAAGGGAGTAGGAACAACAACAGGAGTAACTTTGCGGGTTGAGAATAGTGCAGGAACTGACATGCTTAGAGTTTTTGACAATGGTCAAATTTACATGCCGCAATCGGGCGGAGGTAGTTTATTCTTAGATAGAATTACAGCTTATAGTTCAACTTCAATAAGTATAGTTCGTTTTTTTGTTGGCTCTGGTTCAATTAGTGCATCTGCAGACATTCAAATAAATAGCACTACGCGAGGCTTCTTACCTCCTCGCATGACCACAACGCAAAAGAACGCTATTGCTTCACCTGCGGAAGGGTTGGTTGTTTACGATACTACTTTGGGTAAACTTTGCGTTCGTGGTGCTTCAGCGTGGGAAACAATTACATCAGCATAATAACAAACAATATAAAACAATGGCTAAAATTCAACCAATCACTTTCCCTCTAAACGCAGGGACAGCAACAGAGATGAGCGTACTCATTCTCAACTTTGAAACAAGTGCGACAACTTGCACTACTTACTACGAGTTAAAATCTGAAGCTACTGAAGAAGTGCCTTCGAAGGTTTTATCAAATGGAAACTACACGCTAACCGAGCAAGAGTTCGCAGCGTGGGGTGAAGATAATTCGTGGGTAGAGCAATGTGTTGCTGATGCAATAGGTGTTACAATTTTATCTTTCTAACTATGAACTTAACAGAGGAACATTTGAAGCAACTTGACGCTTTCATTCAAGAGATGCCTGTCAAATTTGGCTTGCCACTAATCCAATTCTTCAACAAGATAAAAGACGAAGCTGATAAAGAATGAGCATACTTGCTGAGCTATTTGAGCAGGGCGCACTATACGATGTGCTTTTAGATTTCGGTGAGACCGTTACTGATCGTGCACGCTCTAACATTCGCATTCAGCAAACGAGGTATGGCAAGAAGCGCAGAGCTAACACTACAGGCACGCTCGCAGCTTCGCTCTACTATGACTTAGATGTTACAGGCAGCACTCCATCTATTGCATTCAACTCATCAGCAGATTACGCTAAGTGGGTAGAATATGGTAGACAAGGTAAAGAGAGTAACTACCCAGGTATAGATAAGCGCTTTGCAGCAGGAGCAGCTAAGCCTCCTGTACCTGATATCCTTAATTGGATGAATCTCAAGAAGATTAAGCTACGTGCTATGGGTGACACAGGCAAGATGACTAAGTTCGCTAAATCAGCAGTTAACAAAGATGAGAAGCAGCGCTTAGCTGTAGCAAGTGCTATGGCTAAGAGTATTGAAAAGAAAGGTATAGCACCATTGTATTATTGGAGAGATGCATATCTTGAGACCTTACCCGAATACGGCCCACAGCTCAACGCTGCAATGGGTGAGGCTGTGAACATTTATATCTTAAATCAAACGAGAAAATTAACTAATATTAAACCTGTCTAATGGCAATTACAATACATCAGCAGCCCTATCAATATACAGCCTTAAAGCAGAAGCTTATGGTAGTGGCTACGTCAACTAACATAGGGCAGCCTGGCTTTCGCTACGTGGTAGAGGTAAGCGTGAACGGAGGCGCAGTAAATACTTTTTACGTGCAGCCTAATTTGAGCGGAGCATTAGTGTTTGACCTTTACCCTGTAGTCTATTCAAAGATGGATTTAGGAGTAAATACTTCAGATGCAGCTTATAGCTTATTCGGTAGCTACACAGTGCAAGATGACACTACAGCACGTAACATAATGACTGTAGATACAAACATCTATGAAGGTTATGAGGTATTAGGCTTATTCGAAGTGCAGGCTACAGCTTACCCATTAGATGGCAGCTCGCTGATTAACGCAGCGTTTCAGATTAGTAATGGCTTTAATCCTGATCCATCTGATTACTTCGCATTAGACTCAGCAACGAGCTACATCATGAGTGATTTAGTACGTAGCACTTATGCAATGGATGACATGCTGAGCAAGTATTCTTTAGGCGCTAACACGATAGGCATAACAGCTTTTGCTGATGATTACGGAGTGCTAACTATTCCTGCTGATAACGGAACAACCTTAACAGGCAATGATATCTTCGACGTTCAGATAGTTCAGTTTAACGCAGCAGGCTCACCGGTGCAAACTGATGTGATAGCTTGCACGATTGGAGCAGGAAAGATTAACCACATTCCACTACTACCTGCTAACATTGCTGAGATGTTTGCATTAGATGCAGCGTGGAATCACTACCTAATTAATTTTAGAGATAGCGCATCTAATCCATCTGCACGATCAATAGCTGTATTCAAAGCAGCAGACGAATGCAGATTTGAGAAGATTAGATTAGGCTGGACAAACAGCAGAGGTGGGTGGGACTATTTTAATTTTACTAAACGATCTGAGGAATCTTACTCAGTAGAACGCAAGCGCTACAGAAAGGTAGTGGGTAATTATGGCACAGCAGATAACTCTGAAGCCTTTGGTTTTAATACTTACGATAGAGGCTTAACTGAGCGCAACCCATTCGTAGAGAAGATGCTTAGAGTTAGAACTGACTTCTTAACTGAAGGGCAATTCGAATACTTAAAGAATCTGATTTACTCCGAATCAGTTTACATCATTAACGCAGATGGCTCAGCTACTCCTGTGGTAATTGATAGCAATAACTATACAGCTATTAAGAGTAAGTCATACGTGAAGAATGATTTAGAATTAATGTTAAAATTCAGTAACGATTATACAGCATAATGAGAGCAGAAGTAATCTTAACAGTAACAGCATCGAATGGTGCTGCTATAGTAGTAGACTTATACGAGAATGAGAGCATTAGCTATTCATCTAATTTCAACAGCGTTTCTGAGTTCACAACGAGGGGCGCATTCTCGCGTGAGTTTAGAATACCTGCTACTAAGAATAACGTAGATTTCTTTGGGCAGCAGTACAATGCTAACTTACTGAATGACGATACTACTCAGATTAACGTACTGCGTAAGATAGATGCAACGCTATCAGTAAACACTTTACCAATAGCTGAGGGACACATACAATTCAAGCAGGCGGTAACGCATCAGGATAAGGTGCACGAATTTGTTATAGCATTCTTTGGAGAGACAGTAGACTTAGCTCGCAGCATTGGAGATAAGTTACTCAAAGAATTAGACTACATAGATTTAGCGCATGATAGTGAGTATTCTACAATTAACGATATTAACGATGGTACTTTATTTGGCGGAGCAGTATGCTATACGTTAACTGATAGAGGGCAGAATTGGACTGAAGATAGTTCAATAGGCAGCAGAAGAATCTTCAGCTCAGTTAATCCCATCTATACCGGTGAATTAACCTTAGCACTTCAGGCTAAGTGGCTAATGGATAAGATAATAACTGAGGCAGGCTTTACGTGGAGTGGAACAACAATAGACGAAGAGCTGCAACGCATGTACGTGCCTTACGTTACAGGGCCAACAACTGAAGGTCTAAGTAATGACGAGGCTAAATTTAAGGTAGATTTTACATCAGCTACTTCATTTAACTTAAATGTTCAGGCTGAGAATGGATACTATCAGAAGCAGCTAACAGGATGGCACGAGGTAAGTGATCCATCTAACAGCTGGGTATCCAATGCTTACACAGCACAGGGTAGTTTTACAGCAGGAGTCCAAATTAAACTACAGGTAGAAGTAGATACTACAGGATATACATCAGATACTCAGCATTTATACGATGTCATGTTACAGCGTGTAAGAGGTGGAGTAACTGACTTGCTACCATTTCCTACAACGATGGGAGTAGGGCCTACATCTTACCAATATAATTATATCACGCAAGGCTTTCAACCTACTACACCTGTTAATCCATTTAGCGTTTATTCTACTTTTCAGTTAGATGTGCAGCAGGGTGATGTTTACACTGTAGTTATGCGAGCGCATCCAGGTAGCTCACCATTAATAGAAATTCAGACAGATGCTTTAGGTATAAACAGCTTCTTTGCATTCTCTTACGTTAGTGGTTTAAATTACGCTTACCCTGTTCAGATAGCTAACAACGCACCTGAGATGAAGCAGGTAGATTACTTGCGCGACATCCTTAAAATGTTTAACGCTGTCTTAGTGCCTAATCCTAACATGCCTAACGCAGTAGAAATTATTCCAATGGTGGAGTATTTAGGTAGTGGTAATGATTATGATTGGACAGGCAAGTTAGACGCATCTAAAGACATCACATTAACTCCAGCTTCAGATGTTAGAAAGCGCGTGCTTAAGTGGAGCTATAAAGAGCAAGGAGATTTCTTTAATGCTAAGTACAAGAGTGGAGCGCAGAGAGTCTATGGCGAGCTTAGATTAACCGATGCAGGTAATGACTTTAGTACAAGTGATTACACAGTAGAGTTAAACTTTGGAGCTTCACCATGTGACTTAATTCCTAACACTACCTACATCATTCCAAAATACTTTAATGAGACAGGCGAGTTTATGTCACCTGGGCCGCGCATCCTCTACCGAAGAGATGCAGGCGAAGCTGCTGTAGTTATGGTTTATGATGAGGTAGCTGAGGAAGGTACGTTTACTATTATCCCACTACTTAGCCATTACCGTTCTATTCCAACAGCAATAGGAACTAATGACCTAAACTTTGGCCAAGAGATTCCTCCGCATCCAATAGAGGCTATGCCATTACATACAATTTGGGATAGATATTGGAGAGAGTATATCGCAGAGCTGTACGATGATGAGCAGAAGATAATGGAGGCTTACTTTCAGCTTGGTGTAACTGATGTATTTGGGCTCAAGTTTAATGATAAGATTTGGATTAAGGATTCGTGGTGGAGAGTTATAGAATTAACAGATTACATAGTAGCGGAAGAGCAGGTAACTAAGTGCAAGCTTATGCGCTTGTTAGATATAGGAGCTTTATGCCAATACACACCACTAAACATTAACGTAAGCACAGGAGCAGTACAGTTTTTAGATTATGATGGAGATACAAGCTACGGATCACAAGAATGCTGTGAGTATTACGGTTACACATGGAGCACAGATAAAGGTCGCTGCTTTGCATCTACAGGCGAGAGCGGTAGTAACGGCATCATCAGCTCACCTAACAACGTAGGTGGTAGCAATATCACTAATACAAGTGGTAATCAGAAGAGTGCTACCGGAATGGGTAACGTTAATAGAGCTGAGATAGAAAATAATAATGAGCGCATCTTAGTGAGTGGCTTAGGTCATGGTATTAGCCCTAACAATAACTACAGCCAAGCGCTTGGATATCGCAACTTCATTAGACCTAACTTGGAAGGCACTACAGTTATGGGCCGATGGGCAGAGGCTGACGTAAGAGGGGTGCACTTTGGTGGGGGTACGTGGTACGATGGTGCATCAGACTTCGGGATAACATTACCAGGGCGCAGCCAACATGGCTTTATTCAGCTCATGGGATTAGGCAATTTAGAATCTAATCCAACAAACATAGATTTATTTGTAGATGGAGTAGATGGTGGTATTATCATCATGCCTACAGAAACTGTGTGGATGGTTAAGGTATACATTTCTATACTTGAATATCACTATGGCACTACCGACTTCACAGGCAAGGTGGCAAGCTTAGAATACAGCTCTATGATTTGGAAAGATAAGACTACTCAATACAGCTCTACTCCAATTTTAGTGAATCAATTTAATAGCGGATGGGGTAGCAGTCTTTTTGATTTGTACATGCCTGTAGTAAGTAACAAAATAGCACCATACATCACAGCAAAAGTGGTAGGTAAAACAGCAGTAATCAGCGCAACGATTCAATACACTCAGTCTAAATTCCAACGTACACCTATAATATGACAAATCCTGAACAAGATATACTAATCAGCATGACTTTGCTACGTGCTGGAGCGCAAGGTAAAACTAAGACTTTTCAGCATGCAGTAGGTAGCCATCATGCAAGGCTTAAGGTATGGCAAATAAGAGCTATTAATTACACTATACTAATAGGGTTAGTAGGATTAATTACATTAACAATTTATAGCATAGTATAATGGCAGCACAAGAAATGATATTGAAGCTCCTCTTTAATGATGATGGAACTTTTGCAGGATTAGAAGAGATTAACAAACAGCTTGAAAAAACTGATAAGAACACTCAAAAAGTAGAGGAAGCTACTAAGACTTTAGCGCAGCAGTATAAGATATTAAAGAAAGAGCAGGATAAGTACGATCCAGGTACTGAGAAATTCAATGAACTGTCTATTAAGATGGGTGAATTGAAAGATAGAATGAATGATGCAGCCGATGCGGTTAAGGGAAATACTGGCCCTGCTGTAGAAGGATTGACTAATTCATTTGGCATGATGGGCAATCAAATTAGAAATCTTGATTTCGAAGGATTAAGCCAATCGGTAAATTTAGTCGCAGGAAATTTAGGCAGATTAAAGCCTGAAGATATTAGCAAAGGATTTAGTGATTTATTGTCCGCAGGAAAGAATGCCTTAAAAGGATTATTGCAAGCTATTAAAGCCAATCCTATTTTCTTTTTAGCTGCTGCTATAGCTGGTGTTATTGTTTATTGGAAAGAATTAGAAGCTTTAGTAGGTAATAAAAGCGGCATGATTCAATCTCTTAAGCAGCAAGTAGATTTATTATCTCGTCAAACAAAAGTATTAGAAAGAAATGTTACTTTATTAAAATCAACTAAAGCCAGCGCAGGAGAAATATACCAAGCTGAATTAGATGTATTAAGCGCTAAAGATAGGCAATTAACAGCAGCTTATAAATTAGCGTTATTAGAAGGAGAGCAAGCGGCTATTAATGAATCACGTGCAGCCTTAGATGATTTAAGAGCTGAAAAACAAGCTAAGTTAAATGCTACTATTGCTGAAGGGCATAGCATTGCTCAGGATATTGTTGCTGAAGATAATAAAGATGTAGCATTACAACAAGCTAAAATTAAAGCATCTCAGCAATATGTAGATAAAGCACAGCAATTGCAAATAGCTATTGGAGAGCAGAAAAAACAACAAGAAAATTTAAATTTAGAATTGATTAAAGCTGCTGATTACGCAGCAGAATATCGTGGAGATACTTCTAAACAGGCAGAATTTGCACGAAGAGAATTAAAAAGTACACAGGCTAAGGTAGATGCCCAAGAAAAATTAATTAAGCAGTCTGAAAAAGACTTACAAATTATTAAAGCTAAAGGTGTAGAAGTATGGAACAATACTAAAAGCGCTGAGGAACAAGCTAAAATTGATGAAGCTGCTGCCATTAGAAAAGCACAACGTGAAGCAGAAGCAAAGAAGTTAGCAGATGAATTATTAGCTATTAAGAAAGAATTAGCAGACTGGGATAGAAGAAATCTTAGCGACTTAGATAAAGAATTATTTCTATTAAATGAACGTCAAAAATTAGAAGTAGAGACGTATAAAAAAGCTAAGAAATCAGCGGAAGAAACAGCTGCTCTATTAACTTTTCATAAAGAAGAGGAACAGGCCATTAGAGATAAATATGCTAAGATTGAATATGATAAACAAGTAGCTGCGGATTTAGCTATACAAGAAGAGTCTAAGCAAAAGTATAATGCTATCAGTAATGCTGCATTAGAACAAGGTAAGGCCAATGAATTAAGATTACTTAGCGAAAAAGATAGGGAGCTTCAAATAAATAAGGATAAGTATGATGCCTTAATAGCTGAAGCTGATTTAAGAGGTGTAGATACTAAAGTATTTTTAGATGCTCAGTTAGCTGAAGAAGATGCTATAAAAAAGAAATGGGCAGATAAAGAGAAAGCAGATGCTATTGCTTTACAAGAAATGAAAGTAGCGGCAGTAAGTCAAGGATTTGCAGCATTAGCAGCTTTAAACGATAGCTTCACTGCACGTACTGAGAAAACTGCTAAGAGACAATTCAACGTGAACAAGGCGCTTAATATGGCTATGTCTTTAGTCGATACTTATTCAGCTATTGTTAAAGCTCTTAACTCACCTGAGACTGTTCCAACATCTGTGAAGATAGCGCAAGCTGTAGCGGTGGGTGTGATGGGATTTGCTAACGTGGCTAAGATTGCTAAGACTCAATTTGGTGGAGGCACTCCTGACACTTCAATGAATGATACAGGTACAAATACTACTACTCAAGCCAATGCACCAGCTGTAGACTTCAGCGGAGGTAACTTTAATAACAATGCACCGGGTACAGTAGAGACCTATGTATTAGCAGGCAATGTAGCCAACGCTTTAGAGGCGCGACAAAAGATAATAGACCAATCTTATTTGTAACGAATATGGCGAATTTTCCACTATTAAAAAAGTGCATCACAAGGGGAGTGAGAAATGCTCTATCTGAAATTGATAAGCAAGAGCTTGAGGATACTGAGCTGATAATAGATGAAGTGATTAACGCAATCTTAAACGAAATATCTGAAACATACGATAATGAATGACAAATTAAAACTAATAGAATACGGCCTCGGCGAGGAGAGTGATTCTAATATGGGCGTGTACGCAGTAAGTTTGGTAAGCGAGCCTGCTATAATGGTAGACTTTGTAGCGCTTAGCAAACAGAATCTCTTACTTGCTCGCGTAGAAGATGGAGAGAAGCGCATGCTGTATGGCCCTGCTTTAATTCCTAATCAGCCTATTGTACGTTACGATGGTAATGGTGAGAAGTATTTCATCACATACAGCAAAGAAACTATTGAGCAGACAGCGCAAGAATTCTTAAAGCGTAACATGCACCATAACCATACTATCCAGCATGAGATGCCTGTGAATAATCTAACAGTAGTAGAGTCATGGATTAAAGCAGGAGCTGATAAAGGTGATAACTACGGCTTTGAGCTACCTGATGGCACGTGGATGATAGGGGTTAAGGTAGATGATGATAAGACTTGGGCTGCTGTAAAGAATGGCGAGGTTAAAGGCTTCTCAATAGAGGGATGGTTTACTCCAATGGCTGAGAGCAATGTATCTGAGAAAGACTTAGAGAAGCTATTAGCTGAATTGAGCGCTGCGCTTGAAATGAATTTGTAATTTTTTCCACTAATAATTATAACACATGAACATGATTTCTGAAATTTTAGAAAAGTTTGCTCCAGCGCTTAGTAAGCATGGGGTGAAATTATCAGTAGAAGAGACTCCTGCCGTTGAAACCTTTGAGGTGAAGATGATGGCTGAGGGTGCTTTGGCTGATGGTACTATGATCTATTCACCTGCTGCTGAATGGGCAGAGGGAGTAGAGATTTTCGTAATGGATGCAGACGGCAATCCTTCACCTTTAGCAGATGGAGAATACACTTTGGACAACGGTAAAGTTATCGTAGTTACTGAAGGTAAAATCGCATCTATTGCTGAAGCTATTACTGAAGAGCCTACTACAGAAGTAGAGGTAACAGTAGAGCAAGAAGTAGCTGAGACTTATTCTAAAGAGCAAGTAGAAGGATTACTTAAGAACATCATTACTGAGTTTGAAACTAAGCTCGCAGCTGCTGAAGCTAAGATTGTAGAACTTTCACAAGCACCGGCTGCTGTAACAGTTAAGCAATCTCGCCAAGTAGCACAGCCTACTGCTGTAGATATGTCTCGCATGACTTCTCAGCAAAGAGCATTTGCAATTATCAATAAATTTAAATAAACACAAATAAAAACAACAACAAAAAATGGCAACTAATTTAACCATTTCTTCAAGCTCATATGCTGGCGAGTTAGCTCTGCCGTATATCAGCGCAGCAGTTTTATCGGGAGATACAATTGCTAACAACTACGTAACTGTTAAAGAGAATGTTAAGTACAAAATGGTACTTAAGACATTAGCTTCTACAGGAATCGTTAAAGCATGGGGATGTGATTTCGATAACGCTGACTCTACCTTGACTTTGGCTGAGCGTGTATTGACTGTTACAGACCTTAAGGTAAATTTGGAAGTTTGTAAGGATCAATTTGCAAAAGATTGGGAAGCTGCTCAAACAGGCCGCGGATTTGCTAACGATACTATCCCTGCTAACTTCGCTGATTTCTTAATCGCGCACTTGAGTGGTAAAGTAGCTGAGAATATTGAGTATACTTTGTGGCAAGGTAACTTCGAATCATCTTCTTACACTTCTTTCAACGGAATTTTGAAGGTGTTGGATACTGCTAAGAGTGGTACTCCTGATGTAGATTTCGCTAACGCATTCACAGCTGCTAACGTAATCGCGTCTCTTGAGACTTTGATGTCTGCACTTCCTGCTGAATTGATTGGTGATACTACTGTTAAGCTTTACGTTAACCGTAAGACTGCTCAACTTTACCGCCAAGCATTAAGCGCTTTGGGTTACTTACAACAGTTCAACGCTGCTGCTAACTACCCTCTAATGTTTGATGGTTATGAGATTTATGTATGCCCAGGTATTCCTGACAACGTGGCTTTATTCTCTAAGCCTGAGAACTTGTTCTTCGGTACTGATGTAGTGTCTGACTTCAACGAAGTTAAGGTTGTAGATATGTCAACTACTGATGGTAGCGACAATATCAGAATGGTTATGAAGTTCCGCGCAGGTACTCAAGTAGCTATCCCTACACAAGCTATCTTAGGATTCATGAATCCCTAATTAATACTCCTTTGTTAAAAGAGTGGGTTAGCTAATAGCTGCCCATTCTTTGCAAAGAATATTTTAACTAATTTAATATAAAAAAACAATGAGCTGTCTAACTACCGCTGGATTCCAGATCAACTGTTCCGAAACGATTGGTGGCATCAAAGCTATCTACTTGGGAGACTATGCTACATTCGCTAACACTGCTACTATTGATCCTACAAGTAACTTAGTTACTGCTTTGACAACAGGAGATGTTTACGAATTTGCATTACCTAAGCACACAGGATCATTTACTGAAGAGGCTGCTATCAGCATCGAGAATGGTACTGTATATTATACACAAACTATTGTAGCTTCATTCCATGGGATGAGCGCTGCACGTGCACTACAACTTCAAAATATCGCTAAAGGTCGCAACGTATTATTCGTTCAGGACAATAACGATAACATTTGGATGTGTGGCTACAAAGATGGAGTGCAAGTAACTGCATTCACAACTGCTACAGGAACTGCTAAGGGAGACCTTAACGGATACACCGTAACATTCACCGGAGAGGAGAAAGATAAGGCATACTTACTTGACCAAGATGCTGGAGATACTCCATTTGAAGACTTCACTACAGTTACTGTAGAGCCAGGTACATTGTAAATAAATTTGTGCTATCTTTAAAGCATGATTTATTTACTTAAAAATACAGCAGCACAGCTCCTCTACCTTACACTAAAGGAAGGGGAGCTTTTGCTTGCTAATAGTTATACGCATTACCTGCTTGAGCTAACTAACGAGCAGACACTTCAAAAGCTTTATGCTATCCCAACTAAGATAGCAGAGAATGATAGGTATACTACCATTCAGATTGGCACGAATGCCAACACACCAACAGCTGCAAGCTTACTAATTAACTACCCAGCACGATTCTCTTACATAGTGTATGGGCAAAATAGCAGCACCAACTTAGATCCAACAGCGGCCACAGTAGAAGGAGTAATTGAGAAAGGATATTTAATTGTTGAAGACATTACTACTCCTCGCTTTACTGAGCCTAATTTAACTATAGATAATGACATCACCTACAACGGATAAGATATCAGCTCCAATGCTGGTGAATCTTGGCGCAGCAATGCCGCAAGAAGCAGTAGAGAAAGAGACTCCTAAAGGCTTTGTGACTTTTGGAGAGGCTAATCTATTTCCTAATTACTTAATCGATTTGTACTATAGCTCACCTGTGCACTCTGCACTGACAATGAGCATAGCTTTTATGATTGCAGGGAAGGAATTTAAGAGCTCTAATCTTGCTGCGCAACGTGAGATAGACCGATTGAAATTAAATGCAATTAGAAGGCCTATAACGCTTGACGCTAAGATGCATGGTGGTTACTACTTAGAGATTATTTGGTCAGTAGATAGAAGCACTATAGCTAAGATTAATCATCTTCCTTATGAGAATGTGAGATTAGCTGTAGCGAATGACGAGGATGTTATACCGGGAGTATATTACTCTAAAGATTGGAATGACACACGCAAGAAGAAAAACATTCCTGCGTTTATCCCTATGTATAATCCAACATCTAAAGCTGAAGAGCCTTCTCAGGTGCTATTTGTTGGTATAATGACACCAGGCAGCGCCTACTATCCGAAGCCTGATTACTATTCTGCGATTAATTACATTGAAATCACTCGCGACATTAGCGAATTTTACCGAGCATTTTTAAGTAATGGAATGGCACCGAGCTACTTCTTGCACATGAATAACGGTATTCCTGATCCCGAAGAGCAAATGGCTATCCGCAGAAATTGGGAGACCATGGTAGGCGCTAAGAAAGCAGGTAAGGTAGTATTCACTTTCAACGAGTCAGCAGACCGCGCTCCGCGTTTAGACTTAGTTCCTATGTCAGATGCAGATAAGCAATGGCAAGAGCTTAGCGTGCAGTCAAGAGAGAACATCTTAGCAGCTCATCGCGTTACTTCTCCACTACTTTTTGGTATTAGAGACGCAGGTGGCTTAGGTAGCAATGCTGATGAGATGAAACAAGCATATCGCATTTTTAATAAGAATATCATTGAGCCATATCAGCAAATCGTTACAGATTCAATTGAGGAAGTATTTAAAGGTATGGGCATTATTGCTGATGTATACATTGAGTCTAATGATCTATTCGCTGATGCGACTGATACAGCAGCAGCAGAGGTAGTAACTACAACTGTTGCAGATAATGCAACAACTGACACTAACACAGCTGTACCTGTAGCACCAGCAGGAGCTTCAGTAAGTGATGTAACTTACAACGGTGCTCAGATTGCATCAGCACTTGAAATTGTAGCAGCAGTTCAGACAGGAGCATTAACGAAGGAGCAAGCTATTGTATTCTTAGTACAATTCCTACAATTACCTATTGACGTAGCTACTGCAATGTTTGAGCCTGCAAATGGCAGCGCTGTTGCTAAACTATCTGCTCAAAAAAAAAAGACTAATTTAGATCCACAAGAGAAGCCAATCTTTACAGATGAGGATGAGGCTTGGTGGTGTGAATTCTTAGAAGATAAGGGCGAGATAGTAGACGAGGAAGAGTGGGAATTAATCGAAGCTGAGCCTGTTAATTTAGCCTCAGTTAGAAGCTATGCTAATCCCGATGAGACATCTGAAATGGATAGCGGTCTTTATAAGATTCGTTACGCTTACTCTAAGAATCTTAGCGCTAATAGTCGCAAGTTTTGTAGACAAATGGTAAGCGCATCTAAAGCTGGTTACGTTTACAGATACGAAGATTTGCAAGCAATGGAGCCCGATACGAATATCCTTAATCCTAACATGGGCCACAATGGCAGTACGTTCAGCGTGTGGTTATATCATGGGGGGGTTAACTGTAAACATTACTTTGAGCGCAGAGTATATTTCAGAAAGCGTGAGAAGGGAAGATTTGTAAAAGATAATGGCTTAGAGTCATCTGATCCTATCTCAGTAGCAAAAGCTATACGTGCAGGCATGCCTTTAAAGGATATAGCTAAAGGATTTGCTACAGCTAATACTGCAACTTATGACCAATCCTCTACTCATGGCAGATATCCAGGAACAAATTAAACTATAACACAATGGCAATAGCACCCGAAATACTTTTCATTAACGAGGAATTCCTTAAGAAATATACTCAGCTGAATGAAGCTGTAGACACTAACTTAATTAGACCTGCAATGTACTTGGCTCAGGATAAGTACATTACTCTTTGGCTTGGAACAGACTTAACTAATAAGATTAAATCTGAGATAGAGAATGGCACGTTAGCAGGAGTGTATGAAACATTACTTAATGAATACATCGTTAAGCCTACAGCGTGGTGGACCATGGTAGAGCTTTACCCTATGCTCATGTACAAGCATGACAATGGGAACTTAGTTACTCGCCAATCTGAAAACACTACAGCAATCAGTAAGGGTGAGATGGATGCGTTAATAGACAAAGCTCGCGAGAATGCTAATTGGTACACTCAAAGATTAGTAGATTACTTGTGCGCTAATAATGCAGATTACCCTGAATACAGCTCTAATAATTGGCCCGACATTCACCCATTACGCAAGGTGAATAGACAGAGCACTGTAGCTTTTAGCCAAGGTTATTCATCAGATAGCCCATGGAGCAGATTTAACGTGCGAGATTTCACTAATTAAGATTACATGACAAAGGAAGAGAAAACACGTAAAGACTATGAGCGTAAGCTTAAAGTCTACTTAAGCAAACGAGATAAAGAACTTAGAAAGCATGAAAGCACCAACAATAGAAGAGCTTAAAGCTCAATTTACTGAGCTTGGCTACAAGTGGCCTACAATTCACATAGTAGGCATACGCTCTAAAGCTAATGAGCCTAATAAATTTGACGATCTAATAGGATTGGTGCAGGGCAACGAGGTGAAGTGGTACACCGGTACAACTAACCCGGGTACTTTTTGGCTGAATAATCCTATGAATAAATTAGGCACAGCTGTACTGAAGTGCGGACAATACGTAGACACTTGGGTAATAGGCTTGCATCAGGGTAAATACAGCGCTTTAATTCAGTCAAAGAAGGTTACTGTGCATAGAGATGCCGATAAAGATTCAGTAGCTGAGGAGCAAGGGAAAGAAGATACAGGCTTATTTGGAATTAACATCCATCGCGCTAATGAATCTACTGAATCTAAGAATGTAGATAAGTGGAGTGCTGGCTGTCAAGTGCTGAATAATGCAACACAATTCAAAGAGCTTATGCAGGCATGTATTAAGTCGGGTAAAAAGTCATTCACTTACACACTACTAAAAGAGTCATGAGTCAACAGCAGAGAATAGCAGAAGGAGCTACAGGAGCAATCAGCAGTATTTTATTAAATATACCTGCATGGATGTTAGGAGTAGAATTTGCTTTGAAGATATTTTGTTTATTGCTATCAGCAGCTGCATCTATCTTCACCATCTATAAGATGTACAAAAAGAAGCGTTAATGAATTGGTTAAAAAGCATATTCAGTAATGATAAAGATGCCAGCTCCAAACGAGTAGCGTCTATCTTAGCTTTAGTAGTCTGCATTAACTTAAGCTACATTGGTACGTTCACAGAATATAAGACTCCTGAATACATGTTTGACGGCTTACTGATTTTAGCCGGTGGAGGCTTGGGGTTAACAGTTATAGAATCTATCTTTACCAAAAAGAAATCTAATGACGAAGGATCAAATTAAAGCAGCTGTAGTTATAGTGGTAACTATTACCATTTGCGCCACTATGCAAATAATGTATATTGCTTTAAAGGACAGCAAGAAAGCCATTGAAGGCTATGAGCGCAGAGCTGATAGAGCTACGCATGTTATTGATTCTTTAGAAGCTACCAATGTGCAGCGCATGCTTGAGATTGAACAACTGAATGTGCAATTAGAAAGAAATAAAGAAAGATATGAAGCAAACATTAGCGCTATTGATTCTCTTGACCGTAACGGCCTTAGAAGAGCCATGCACAATCTACTCTCAAGCCTTACAGAAGAAAGATACGCTGGTCAGTCTAACGACTGAGCAAGTAAGAGCGCTGCTAAAGCTAAAGGCTGAGCGCGATTATTTATTTAACGCTGTAAACATCTGCACTAAATCAGATAGCATTAAGGGTAAAGTGATTACTGATCAGGCTAAAACTATAGATGCATGGGCCATCACTAACGAAAAAACATCGCAGCAGTTAGTGAAAGCGCAGGAAGATTTATACAAAGAAGCTGCACGTAAAGAATCATGGCGCAGCGCAGCGCTTATAGGCATTCCAATCTCATTTATAGGGGGTATTATCTTCACTCTACTTTTCTGAATTAACAATTATTTGTTCATAACTTTGCTAAGATTAGTAAGGTTTCTTTTGCTTTTCTAAAATATCGTAGTACATTTGCTAAAATTAAATCAATAAGCAAATGAAAAAAGCACTACTCTTTATGGCCATGTTAATCGCAGGCTTACTCATCGGAGGATCATTCGATGCAGACACACAGAAATTAGAATCACAACCAAATCACATCAGCAAATGAGCAATCCAACTGAAGAATTTAAGCATTTCTTAGACCAATCTTTTGACATTTTCGAAGATGGTAAAAAAGAAGATAATGAAGTAATCATGCGAGTAGAGTTAATCGAAGAGCAGAGATACAATGAGACTTGGTACTTTGTTAAAGTAGACGGCTCATACGTAGCTGGCAAGAAGTCTTTTGAAGAGGCAAGAGAGGAATTTCTT